GATCTTGCTATTTTTCTTCATAATGTTTGCATTGTCTACGATTTCTTCGTAGTCAACTGGAAGTGCAAGCATTTTGGAATACACGCGGTCTCCACGGCTTGAAATTCTTCGAGTAAACGACGCTTCTCTGAAACGGAATCGTTCTTTACACTGAGGGTTAAGTTGAAGATCAATCTCTTGAATATATCCAATTTTCATCGCCATATTAGCCACTGCTTTCTTTTTCACCATAAGCACAGAAAAAATCTGCGTTATTCGGACATCTTGTTTTTAACAGCCAACAATAAATGTAATTTTCACCCTCATCATGGTGCTTACAATACTGACACCTTACAACCGGCTCTGCGTCTATGATTGGCTGTTCAGCTACAATTTTTCTCGCAGCATCCATACCGCTCATAATCCCCATGCCGTACAGATCATCTGTGACTATGCTTGTTGTCTGAAGCTTTTCCAAAAGAGTATCACGCGCTATATAGTTATTAGCCATCCTCGCATACCTCCAACACATTGCCAAATAAAGTTTGCCGGATCACATCAACGCCATTCTGAAAACAATCGCATTGGTGACAAAGCGTTCCATCATATTTCTGTACACAATCGCTACAAAAACCATATTTCACAACGATGTTAAATGCTTCCTGCAATTTCTTTCTGGATTCTTTTGATGGTAAGATAATAATACGATTTTCTTCGTCTGCTTCTGCAAGATGCCGTAACCGGTCAATCCCATTTTCATTTACCCACATTGCAAACTTGGCGACCTTTTCAACGAGTTCCGGAGGCATCTTTGTATCTTCGTATGCAGCGAGGCGAAGGAAACGCTCTTCCGGAATGTTGCGAGGATAACCGTTTTTAATACGATTTTCGTAATCCTTACGCTGAGCGTCTGCCTCGCGTTTATTGGTCAGCCGCTCCATTAGTTATCCTCCTGAGTATTACCGACTGGCGGTTTCCGATAACATTTCAGGTTTCGATCTTTAATATTCCAGTTAAAACAATGTCCTTGTGCAAATGGGATGCCATCATAATAACCATTCTCATCAACAGAAACGATAGCCCACTCATGAATATCTTCAATCCACACTGGTTGCCCATTCATACGCTGAAGATCTTCGATGCTAAGTACATTGTTTGGTTTCTGCGTCTCCGCAATAATCTTCTCATACTCTTCTAATCTGCTTGCTGCATCACGCAGAGCAACAGAATAAACCGTCGAGAATGTCGGTGGATTTGGGTTATCTCTGTCCCATTTATTTGCAGCTTCACGGAGATTTTTGATTAAAACATCAGTTTCCATTACTTCCTCCACTTTCTTAATACGCCTTGCCTTAACAATTTCGCGTCTGGACGAGCGCCACATCATTAACAGCATTTCTGAGACTGATTTTGTACGGTCGTGTTTCTTTGCGTTTTTCACAACGACAAGTTGATATGTAGAGCTACCGCTAAATACCTGACGTGGGCATAGGACACCAACAAAATAAGGGATTTCATTTTTCACATTCTCAAACACACTCTCTGGCATGACATAGTAGTTCTTATCGCCAATGAAGTTGTGTCCGTTTTTCGAGTGAAAATCATCGACGGAGGATTTAATCTCATAGCAAGAGAAATCTCCTTTTTCAATGCCAGAAACGGAGTTGTTTATTGGTTTGAAAAGCATGTAGTCAACTCTTACGGTATTGCTTGTTGCATAATCAAATGTCACTTCTTTTGCCCAATACACACGCGGATCGTTATGCGGATCAATGTGTTTTTCTAACAGCTCTGATAATTGCTTTGTGATTTCTGTTCGTTTCAATTTTCTCGCTGCTCCTTTTTATCTTCATGACAACTCAAATGGTATAAAAAGCACGAATTACACGGAGGAACATCACATTCTCCAGAGCGGACAAACGGGCAGATACTATTATTTACTCTTTCGTCCATGCGTGTTTTTCCTGCTTCCATCTACACCCATCACACATACCAATATGCTCAAACTGATACTTTCCGCATAATACACATAATTCATTTACCGCATCATGTAGCTTGTTTTTCAGTTCTTCATACTTTCTAAGCTCATTCATGTGGAATCACTCTTAACCATTAGGTACTTTTTTACGCGCACATCAAGTCCCATATTTTGCGCTGTTTCTATCATATGTTTTGTACCAGACGATACTCCATCCCAAAAAGCAACGAGTGCATCTGCGTACTCAGCCATCTGTACATTGCGTTTGAAGCCGGCAGATTTTCCGTACAAATCCCAATCAGCAGGCATGTAGATTACTTTGTAACCGTGTTCCTTTGCATAGCGTTCTCCAAGTCGATCTGCGCCACGAGCCATTCCGCAAACAATTTCAATATTATCGTTGATATTTTTCAGCAGACGGTCAAGACATTTCGACATGCCATCATAGTTGTTAAAATCACGCCCGCCAGCGATTATAAGCTTAAACATGATCTGCATATTTGCCAGAACCCTTACAGTCTGGACATGTATAGTAGTCTCCCTCGTCTTCTGCGCATGAACGCCTAAACACTCTTCCTGTTCCACAGCATGTTTCGCAAGCCGTATTGATTTCTTTGAGCTTGGCTAAACTCTCTTTGTATGGCGTAATCTTCTTCACATATTCACTCTTCAGCTCGCTGATTTGTTTTTCAATTGCGCGAATTGCTGGAACTAAGTTCAAATTTTCATTAGGCATAACGATCCTCGCTTTTGCACATTGAGCAGCCATCGCAAAGCTCCGTAGGATCAAAACATTCATCGCACTGCATACAGCGACAGTAACCACAAGTCGCTACACAGTCTCCGTTGTAACCATGCTCTACAAGAATTTCAGAACCGCATCTTCCAACACAATAGCACATATCACACCTCACGCAATTTCCGCCAAGCGCTGTGTTGCAACATCAGCCCAAGGCATTCCAAAATATTTACTCTTTTTATTATCGCAAATGCCATTATCCATGCCTATGTAGTGACGTCCTTCAAGCTTTGCAGCAATCGGAATAGACCCACAACCACAACAATTATCAAGAACAACTGCACCTGGATTCGTAAAAGTACGAATTGCATATCTGCATAGTTCAATAGGCTTCTCAGTTGAGCTGATTGCAACAGACGGATGAGACTTTGGAAACTCCCAAATCGAAGACGGGTGTTTCATGTCTCCAGTCGTTTCTACGACTTTATACGCACCGTACACGCGATTATTCAGAATATCTTCCGCATTTTCGCCATTTGCTTTACCTTTACTATGATTCTTTTGTCCTTTTACCATTTGTGGATTATAGACTGGTTGCGATTTATAAAAGACCATGATATCTTCATGTTCCCGTAGCGGCATTCTATTCGCATTCAGAAATCCGCTTTTCAAAACCTTACGCCAAATGATGTTGTAACGATGTAGTTTTTCATTTGACAACATCATCTTAGCCGTAAACTTATCTTGACCGAACAAAAGAATCGCACCATTTGGTTTGATGATTCTTTTGTATTGCTCCCAGAGCAATTCTGGTGGAATAACAGAATCCCACTTGTTCTTAGTTACCCCATAAGGGAGATCACAAAAGATCATATCAATAGATTCATCTGCAATCTCCCTCATTCCGATCAGACAGTCCACATTATAAACTCTGTCTAATTCCACGCTATTTAGCCGACCTTTTCTGCCTGCCCAAACTCAATTACATGGGGAGTATTCGTAGATCCAAAACCGCCATTTCTGATTCCGCTTGCTGCATCATCATATGTAATGCCATAAGGAAGAAAAATGGCCTGCGCGAATTTATCACCCGCGTTTACCACAAGCGACTTTCCATCGCGGCTGTCATTTGTAATTTTCACGAAAATATGTCCCTCATTATCTGAATGGTAATAATCGCTATCGACTACACCAACAGTATTATCAAGCTGCATCCGATACTTGAAGCCAAGGCTACTACGAGGAACAATAGCGAGCCACCAACCCTCTCGGATATTAACACGGATACCAGTTGGGACTTTGATTGACTCACCAGCTGCAAGTTCAAATGAAATTGGACTGACAAAATCATATCCTGCTGATCCAGAAGTCGCACGGATAGGGAGCGACACATCATCAATATTTGCTGTAAAAATATTTCCAAAGGTGTTAAGCATAGCTTCCGCGAACTGCTGCTTGCTCACCTTTTCAAACTTTGCAATTCTGTTCAACTGCGACTACCTCGCTTTTCCATAGAATAATCTCTCCAGATGAGAGCGATTTGGGAATGTCAATGATTCTTTGATTTGAGCTTCCTTTATAGCAAAGCGTCATGTCTCTCTGCTCAAGAATAAACTCTCCATCAACAAGCACATCACACAATGATAAAAGACTTAGCATTTCACTGTTTTCCAGTATTTTTTCATAGCTAAACCCTGAGTAAATCCACACGGAGATATCTTTTATATCCTCTTTCAACGCCGTCACAAACGGCACAAGCTCACTTGCAGAATACATAGGATCTCCGCCGCTTAATGTTAATCCAGAAATAAATGGTGTTTTCTTGATGTACTCTATAACCTCACGCTGCAGCTCTTCTGTAAAAGGTCTGCCGGCCGTAAAAGAGTGGGATGTTGGATTGTGGCATCCCTTGCAGTTGTGCAAACAGCCGCTAATATACACCACAACCCGAACACCATCACCATCCGCTATGGATTCAAAGTTAATGCCAGATACATTCACTCAGCATCATCCTTCATTTGATTGAAGTCTGTATAGTTGCTGTGCTTAACTCGATCAAGGCATTCTTTGATTTTTCCAGCATTGAAATTACGGTAATCTGTCGTAAGATATCCGGTAACTCGACGAAGACGCTGAATTTCCGTATTGCCGCACTTAGGGCAGTTATATCCAATCTCACCCTGATACCCACACTTGAGGCATGAGTCAATCGGGAAGTTAAATGCAAGATACGGGATATCAAGCGACATAGCGTAGTCAATGATATCTTCAACAGCCTTTTCGTTCTTCATAATCGAGCTTTCCAGTTCGATATAGGTAATGCAGCCGCCAGTCGGATACTTGCAGAACGGAGCTTCCAATTCAAGCTTTCTGTAGATAGATACCTTCTGCCAAACGGGAACATGGTGAGAATTTGTGATATACTCACGATCTGTTACTTTCGGAATTACACCGAATTCCTTTTTCAAAGCAGTAGCATAAGTGCGGCACAGATTTTCTGCCGGCGTAGCATAACATGAGAAGTTTAACCCGTGCTTTTCGCTTGCCTCTACGCAAAAATCATAAATATGCTTTACAACGCTCAATGCAAACTTCCAGACCTCATCATCTTCAGAATGGTCTTTTCCAAAAAGCGCCTGACACATCTCTGCAATACCGATATAGCCAACGGCGAGAGTTCCATGCTTCATCGCCTCATAAATGCCCTTATAAGAAGCCTTATCATAATCTGCAATCGTTCCATTGCCATACATAAACTTCGCAGAGGCAACAGACTGTTTGCACACATGATAGAATCGGTCTACAAGGGACATTTCTGTAAGATGTAGCACTTCGTCAAGCTCTTCCCAGAATCCGTCTAAATCAGCGGTATCACGCTCGCCAAGACAAATACCATGTTTGATACCAAGCTTCGGGAGATTGATTGTAGTCGGGCAAACATTTCCGCGCCCAAGTTTAGAATATCCAAGCCCATTTCTGTCATATCCCATCATCGTTCTACAACCCATCGTTGCCATCTCCGTATCTGGATTGCCAGGTTCTTCAATGTTTCCTGAGAAATTGCAGTTGACAATATTGGGATAAATTCTTCTGCTCAGTGACTTAATGGCAAGCTTTTTGATATCGTAGTTCGGATCACCATTATGAGCGTTCACGCCGTTCTTGTACTTGAAGATACTGATTGGGAAAATTGGTGTGAGGTGATATTTGCCAATACCATCAAGACTTGCAGCCATAAGCCACTTTGAAACGAGCTTGCCCTCTGTCGATGTGTCCGTACCAAAATTGATTGATGTAAACGGAATCTGAGATCCCGCGCGGCTTTCCAGTGTGTTCAGATTGTGATACAAGCTTTGTGCCGACTGTTTGCCCTCGCACATCAGGTCAAAATACGCCTGATTGTACATAATAGGATCAAGGTTCGCCTTGTTGTCAATATAAATATCGCTTTCGGATAAACCGACGCGCTCTAAAATTACAGGCTTAATTTTCTTGATAAAATCATCAAGCTCTTCATCTGTCATAATAGAAAAGTCAGTTTCTCCAAATTCTGCGCTTGCTTTTACAAGAGCCATGACATACTTTTTGACAAAACTTTTTTTCACAAATGGAGCAAGATCATAGTCAATATGGCAAGATGCGACTCCGCCAAACTGAACTTGGCTCTGAATCTGAAAAATTACAGCGATAAGCTGGCAGGCCGTAGAAAAGCTATTCGCTGGGCGAACATCACCGTTTCTTGTTGCAAAGCCGTTATGGAGCAATCGCCCAAGATCTGCAAATAGGCAATTGTGATCTCCAATATCGTACTCTGACAAATCATGCAGATAGATTCTCGACTCCCTATGAGCCTGCGCAACCTCAGGCCGTACAAACACATTCATTGCAATATTTTTGTGGAGTACATTTGCGCTTTCAAATTTTCTGCCGCCAAACGAATGCTCATCGACATTTGCGTTCTGGTTTTGAACATTGTTGCACAAGAGAATATCTTCAATCTGCTTATTCAATTCGTTGTTCTTTTGGCGCTCCTGATTGCGCTTCTCACGATACTTGATGTAAGCCTTCGCAGTCTTCTTGCATCTGCTTCCCATCAAGCCGTCTTCAACCATGTCCTGAATCTGCTCAACATCAACAACGCCAGAAAGGTTAGAATTTGAGATTTTGCTTGTAACGCGCAAAGCTACATCTCCATCAACTTCATCGACAGATACCATCGCCTTTGTAATTGCATTGGCAATTTTACTTGCATCAAACGGTTCAATACGACCGTCTCTTTTCCGAATTTCTGTAATCATTCTTCGCCTCCTGCGATTTCGCAAATAGCACGGTAAATCTCGTTCCAATCGTGAACGCGAATCATGCCATTTTCTTCTGCGTTATAGCTTCTGTTGTGTGGCTGGTCAAAAAGAAGCTTTTTGTACTTTGCGTTTTCGAGATTATGAACGCCGTCATCAATCAAGACATCACCGTTAATAAGTTTCTTGTCGTGTGCAATAATGACATCTTTCCAACATAGGTACGGATAATGCTTAAATAGCCATGTCATCTTTGGCGGAACAGTGTTGTAGTAAGACGAAGTTACAACCCGAACCAAATGTCCATCGTCAATCAGCCGGCAAATAACATCCTGTGCGAACGGCATAGGAGAAAGATTTCCCCAGAATGCTGGATCATTCAAAGGGGCAAACAGTTCTTCTTTTGTAAGAGACGGGAAGAATTCACCAATCAGCCAGTTTGTGATATCTTCTGGCTTAACCGTAGTTCCGTGTTTTCGGTTCAGCGCAGCAACCCAACATTCAACAAGGTTTTCTAACACATCGTCCATATCAATAAGAATTGTCAAACGCTTAATGCTGTTCACCTCCAAGCCAATTTGATAGTTTGCGTTTTAGATCTGAGATTGTACCATCGTTGCAAATCACATAATCTGCACGGTAGCTATCAAGCGCTGTTTCTGACGGATGCTGCTGTTGCTCCACTGTGAGTGGACTATTAAAATTTGGTCGCACAATTCGCAGATGCGTTACATCAAAGCCAGCGTTTCTCATAGCCTCAATTTCGTTTGGAAAACGACAATCCGGAATTAGAACATAATCCCATTCATCGGGAAACAGATCGAGTACATTGACGAGGAAACTTACCCAGAAATCCGGACGCTTCTGACGAACCACATCCGTCCCAACATACTGTAAAAGCTTGCGACCAGCATCGTCTTTCTTACCGTCCCAATCAAAGAAGTTACGGCAGATGTACTTCAGCAAATCTGCGTAGTGTGTTACAAGTACACTTTGGCATTGATTAACTAATTCCTCGCGAAGCAAATTTGCGGATGTATCCTTCCCGTGCTGCGCTTTACCAGAAATACAAATCACTTTCATTCGCTCACCCCAACATACTTATGATACTGAGGAAACTCCGTATCAAACCGATCAAGCAGCATAGACGCTACTTCACGCATTTGCGGATGTGCTGCCGATGAAAGACGCAATGTAAAGAAATGTCTCCATTCGGCAAGATTCATCGTAATGCAAATTTCTGTTTTCGTAGAGTTATTTAGCACGGAACGCGCAATTTGCGGGGTTGCACCAAGCTCAAGCATTTTGAAGTAGTGACGCTCTGCATCTTCACAGGCCGATACCCATTCATCATAAATTGCAGATTTTTCATTTACAGACATTCCTTTGACCTTGCTATCAAGCTCCATACCACCCAAAAGGTCAATATAGGAAATCATATTGTCAAATTTGTCCTTAGAGTAGTTGCAGTATCGTGTACTTTCCTGCGCAAAACTCGCTGGGCGATGGCGGACTTCCTCGTGAGACACGCCACGGTCGTTTGTAAGACGAGCTGTGATATCAACATGTGCCAGTAGCTCAATATCGCCATGCAAACCTGCTACACTCAATGGTGTAAACACATAATCTTCATCTACCTCTGTTGAAAACAATGAGTCTTTGTATTCTGGGAAAAACAAAGGATACGCATATACAAATGACTTCATATATCCAGGAATACGGTATCCAAGCTTTGTCGCCCACTTAAAAAGTTCTCTCCATGCTCTCACATTTCCAGAAACAACCGGACGCTTATCATATGTAATACGAAGGTAACTATTGAAGCCATTATCAGACAGGTTTTTAATTAAAAACTCAAGGCTGCCCAAGCTCATATCATTCAGCTCATAAATGAAAGAATAATGTTCAATAACGGCTTCATGTCCACGCTTAATAATTCCGGAAACAAAATTGATACACGAATCATCGGTAATATTGTTTTCGCTCTTATAGCATGTTCTCCCGACTGACTCTAAGTGCTTTAATGCAAAAAGATCATCATTATTTGGGGCAAACATAAGTTCAGCATTTGGTTTTACAATCTTCAATCCTCATTCCTCCGATTGTTTAACTATTTCCTAAGTAGCAAAAATAAGTGGTTGTGCCAAGGATCTCATCATAGTATTCATAGTAAACACCATCACCTTGCTTAAAATTCGCTTGGAACACAACATTTTCTGGCAAAACGCTGCCTTCTGTTAGGAGTTTCTTGGCATTTTCAATCGTGCGTTCATCTGGTGTGTTGTTAATAGCACCAGTCCAAGTCGGGGAGTATTGACCTTCTTGGTAGACCACATCGTATAATGTCTCACCTGGAAAAGCCTCGCTCTTCATTCTGTTGAGTGGTACGCTGCCAACATATAATTGCACCTCATCCGGAACCCATTCGCTTCCCATTTCTGCCGTCATCAACCTCGCAAGTAAATCAAGATCTTCTTCCGAATATGGCGGCTCTGATTTGACAACTGCTTCTGGTTCGTTAATAACCAAGTCTGCAAATTCGACATCGACATACTCAATGTCCTCAGCTTTAACATCAAATTCTTCCGTATTGTCTACAACAATTTCTTTCGACGGAGTTACATATGATGTAGTCACTGGATAACTGTATGAATCATAAAACTCATACGCCTTTGCGTCCTGAGAACAGCTTATCACTTCTGTAATAACAGCCACGATAGCACAGATTGCAAGTACAGCAACCAGTGGTGCATGATTTTTTTTGCGTTTTGCTAAGTGTTTACCACACATGTTCGTTACGTCCTTTCTTGTTTAGGCAATTAGTTCGTAATCGAGCAAATACCAATACCCACTCTTGTTTTTTCCTAACTCTTTTGCCTGAATAATATCGAATCTCTTAATAGGATTCTTTTTATACCGATAGCTACGAATAGTAAGCCGCGCAGCCTTACCACTACCGATTGACCTTGTTTGAACTGCATATCCCCAGATGTTATTATCCTTTTTGCTTACAAGGGGAAACACATCCGTAATCAGAAGTTTACGGCGATCTTCTGGCTTTTTTGTTGTCAGATCAATATACCCCATAAGCTCAAGCTGTGTCTGAATCTTATTTTTCAAATCAACATCGGGGAGATTAAGTGATTTTACAGCTTTCTCACAGGCTACAAGCAAGCCGCCAATATCTGTAATCACAAATGATTTACCAGATGTTCCGTCTTTGTTTTTATCTGTGCCATACTGAGAAACAAGCTTAATCATCTCATCGCTCAGTTTATCTTTCTGAACTCGCTTTGCTGTGCCGTTTTTGAAGAATGAGAAGAAACTGACGATTCTGCTTAGCTCTGGGATGTTACCAAAATCTCTAAAGTAGTCAATCTTGATAAGGATATCTCTTTGCCTTGTATCTAACGAACTTTCAACCGCCATTAGACACAGCAACTCCATGAAAGTATTTGGCTTATGCTTTTGAGAGATTTCGTACAACTCATTCGCCACAGTGCTGTTCATGTATTTGATAGACTCAATACCCTTAGCAATTACTTGGGACTTCTTATCAAACAGATACTTGTCTTTTGACAAGCCAAACCTCGGAGGAACAATCTGAATTCCGTACAGTTCGGCAAGTGCGCTTCCGTTTTTAATATCATCCTCATTATTTGCATTGTTCAAATATGCAGTGATGAATTCAAACGGATAATAATAGCGGAGATAAGCACACAAATAGCCAATCATACAATAACCAATTGAATGATTATAACCGAACATATAGCTGGAAGCGTCTTCGATAATTTGTAGGAACTCTTTCGCTTCCTGTTCCGCAATGTTACGCGGCTGCGTTGACTTTTCACAATATCCCTCAAGAATCTGAGGAAGCGCTTTTTTCAAACGCTCTTCATCCTTACGACCAATAGCACGGCGCGTGTTATCTGCGTCAGAACCGGAAAATCCGCAAATCTGTTGTAAGAATTTGATAACATCCTCCTGATAGATCAGATATCCGTTATTGTCTTTCAGAAGATCGTCGATAATGGCTGACGGATTCTTGTGCGGCTTATGTTGCATCAAATCATCACGATAAGAAGCGCCAGACGGTCTTAACGCTGCAGTAATCAGCGACATATCAAAGATGCTGTGCGGAACATACTGCCTCAGCATGGAATGTGCAAAATCTCCTTCAAACTGAAACACGCCAACAGGAGAACGCAACATATCTTTCCATACAGCTTCATCAGACCAGTTAATTTCATGTGACTTTGGATACGGAATTCCAATTAAGTCGTACGCATCCTTGATAATCTCAATATTCTTCAAACCAAGAATATCATATTTAACAAGGCTTACCTCATGCACACACTCCATGTCAATCTGAAGTAGCACATGCCCATCTGCATCTTCAAATGTGCCATAATGATCCGCCAAAGTGATTGGACTCGCTACAATGCCTGCTGGGTGCATCGACTGAGAGATCGCAGTATCAAGAAGACCATCGTAGTAGTAAAAAACCTCGGAATACTTTTTTCTTGCTGCCTCCGGATCTGCTTCAAACTCCTGCTTAATAACACTATTGATTTTTCCAGTCCACGGGTTCTTTTCAAAAATCTTTTCGTTTTCTGCTTTAAGCCTGTCGTATTCCTTGGCGTAATACTTGATCAACTCCGATCTTGGCGTATTACTTAATCTGCTCTGGAAAATAAGCTGATTCCCATTCTCCTTATCGAAGTAATAGGTCGCATTACTATCTCTTGCATCGCCAAATAGAATTTCGACATTTAGATCTTTCAGTGATTTAAGTACCGCTTTCAGGTCTTTCAAGTCGTGCTGATGTTCTTTGTTCCAGCGAACACCAAGCGCACGGCAAATCTCATCAATACAACCTTTGGACTTAATCGTGCCAACAGCAAGAATAAACGCGGTTTTATCCTGCCCAAAACGATTGATAATGTACTCATACACTCGGTCTCTGTCAGACGGTGAGACGTCGATATCAATATCACCGATTTCCTTACGATCTTCATTACAGAAACGAGAGAATACCGTATGCCATGTCTCTGGATTTAAGTCTGTAATATCGGTAACATAGGCCACACGAGATCCGCCACATGAGCCACGGTTGAACCCAACAGGAATGCTGTTTGACTTGCACCATGTAACAAGCTCTGACATAAACAGCATGAATCCTGACATGTCGATTTTGTCAAACACTCGGCATTCTTCAGCAATAGCAGACTTGAAGTTAGGAAGCTGCTCTTTTGAAATAGCGCCAGACAAAAGCTTGGCTTCAAGCCCGCTCTTAATTCGCTCTACAAATACTTCCTTGTCTCTTCTGCCATAAAGCTTTGGATACTTAAAAGACAAGTCCAAATCAAAGCTTTCGACAGAATCAGCCATACGGTTTGTGTTTTCTATTGCATCAAGATACAGACTTTCTGGAAGCACATTTTGTTTTCTGAACATCTCAACCAGCTCATCATAACTCTTATAAGTCAAGTCAAAACTGTCTTCATCGCTATATTCGATATGCTTTGCAGCAAGAAGAATACTTCGACATTCAGCCTTGTATTTATCAATGCTGTGCGTATCTGTGCCGGCAATCAGCGGCTTGCCAAGTTCTCTGGATAGCTGTGCAAGATGTAAATTAAAATCCTTTTGTTCTTGGAAATCATGCGGCTGGATCTCAAAATAATCATAATGCCGTGCCAGCTCCATATACCGTTTATGAGAGAACGGAAGCTTATTCAGCGGAGAAGCAAGACAAGCGCTGATTTTGATGATGTTTTTTGAAGTCCCAAGAAATTCATCAAATGAAATTCGCGGTTTGTAGTAGGTGTGAGAATCTGTCGTTGAAACACTTACAAGCTTATTCAGCTCAAGAACGCCCGCATAGTTTTTTGCAATCAAAATTGTATGGTAGTTATCACGAACCTTTGATCCCGTTTCAGGATTCGGCTCATGCGTTTCTGTAAGATAACATTCAATGCCATGCAGATACTTAATTCCTTTGGCATCGCAATACATCTTTTTCTCTACCCACTGATAGATGTTACCATGCTCTGTAAAAGCAAGAGCTTTCTGCCCAAGCTCAACAGCCTTATCGACGTACAGCTTGTAATTGGTACAACTATCTAACAGCGATAATTCAGTATGCACATGATATGCGGTATAATTTTTATCTGAAATCGCTCACACCTCCTAACTAACTGAACCAAACACCTCTTCTTCCTCATCAATCATTTGAGGCGGAGGATATGGCAAAGATCCTGTGTGCGTTTTTGTGTCCCACGAATACTTTCTATCAAGATCTTCTTCATTTAGGAAAAATCGTCTGGATGGCGTATCATAAAACACACCAATACTACGACCTTCGTAACCAAGCATTCGATCTTTAAGAATGTCAATAAGGACATCATCTTTAATCGGTGGTACTTTCCAACCGCTACCATTTAACTTTGGCTCACCCTTTTTATCCTTTTCCTGTACGCGGTACAAGCTAATGATTCGATGAGCAAGATCAATGATTGCGGAAATACCTTGGACATCCATCTTTGTAAGGCGGCGCATGGTGTCAATCTTATGAGGATGAACAACCAGCACAATAGCGACATTGAACTTCTTTGCAAATGCAATAAGCTCCATAACAAATTCACTTTGCTTGTTATATTTGTTATCATCGCTGCATTCCAAATTGATTGCGGTCAGGTTATCCAGAATTACAAGCTTTACACCATACTTACGAACTGCATCTTCAATCGTTGTCATCAATGCAGTTTTTGTATTTGGCTGGCCATCTTCGTAGATATGCAGCCGGCCACGATAAAAATTATCAATGGAGCGCTTTGCTTCTGGTCGAACCTTATAATAAACGGCTTCTCCGGAATGCTTTTCGTCGATATATCGTTGACCTGCAATCACAGAATTAAGCCAATTCTTAGTTTGAAAGTTAGGAAGCTCACCAGAGAACAAAAAGACATTTTTCTCTTCCTCTAACGACTGAATAATGAGCTGATTGATGAACGAGCTTTTACCAGCACCGTTAATACCAGTGATGATATTCAATGTGCCAAGGAAAATCTTCATCAAATACCGATCAAGCGTCTTAATTCCTGTACGGATACCGTCAATCTGGTCAATATCAATATCCTGAATATCAGAGAAATCAATTACACCAGGGACAGGGCTATCCTTAGCATTTAAGATTAAATCAAGCACTCGCTCTTTACCAAAATAATAAAGAGCTTCGTTCAAATCGTTTACGGGAAATTTTCGACCGTCATCGGTTTCAAAAATCTGCGGTACTTCAACAACCCGTGTTCTCCAGCTTCCAAGCCGATACACAACCTCTTTCTGCATCTTATAGCCAGCCTCATCATTGTCGGAGCAGATAATGATGTTATCAAATTGTTCCAGCCAATCCCAATTTTCTTCAATCCAGTGAAAGTTTGTGCTTCCAAGCGGGACAGAAACGGCATTGCTAAACCCAGCTTCAATAGCAGACAGGCAATCAGGTTCTCCTTCGCAGATCAGCAACGGAGAATTGACATTTACACGGTTCATATTGAACAGTAGATTGCATGTATCAGCGCCTTTTTGACACCAACATTTGTTTTCGCCTTTACGCACCTTGCGAGAGGGGCGATACTTAACCATTGTCAGAACATCGTTGGTGTCGTAATAGTTCCAAACAATATTTCCTTCTTCATCCTGTCGCACATCTGCATAGTCCAGTGTGCTTGGACTAATGCAGCGCTTTTTGAAATATCCGTAGATTTTCGATTTATCTCCAATCGGTACTTCTTTCGGATACTTGTATTGGTGCTTGGTGTGAACTCCAAGCTCACCAAAACTGTATCTGATGCCAGCCAGTTCAAACAGCTTTTGGCAAGCCTGAAGGTAAGTCATACCCTTGTAAATAAACACATCAAGGATATCGTAATTTCTTGCACACGCGCCAAAGCAATGGAATGAGAAGGTTTTTCGGTTGTATATGAACGATGCGTGATCCTCTTGGTGAAATGGGCAGCAGCACCGTAAATTCTGCTCATCGAAATCTTGAATATCCAATTCCTGAGCGATAATTCTGGCGTTTTCATCACCAAGTTTTTCTTTCGCTTCAAGAATTACATCACGATCAATTTGCAGCGCGAATCACCCCTATCAAATCAATCCTTTATATTCGCAATGGTCACAAACATCGCATAGATAATTACACCTCCAATAATCTGGTTTTGCGTTCCACTTATCGTTGGTGGCAATAGAATCTATTGTTTTACTCGCCCAATCCTCAACCGTATGAAGCCTTTTTAACTCGAATGGTTCTTGAATCATGGCTTGAGAGCGGAAACAATTAAACTCTAATATATCTGGGTAGCGACCATATTTTCCTTTGATTGCTGCGGAATAGACATATAGCTGGCGTAGATATTCGTCTAATTCCGCATCATGCTTCGTTGGCTTTGAACGCTTTGAGCGAGGCTTCAAAGTTCTCGATTTATGATCTGTTACGATCAACTTCCCGTTTTCGCCAATGAGATCAACGAATCCGGTAAATTTTCTGCCAGCAAACATAAAATCAACTTTTTCTTCTACGCCAATAATAGTTCTCGACGGAAATGAAAAGTCATCAAGATAATGAAAGCCTTGCTGAAAATAGTTCATATAGATCTTGGAGTTTGGGGCTTTTGAAAAAACATTCTC